ATCAGGCAGAAATATAGTTATGGTTGCGCTAATATTTATTCGGTAGCTTCAAGCAATTATGATTATGCTAAACTTAAAACACCTAATGCACAAATAACCGATAATATTCTATGTTGTAGTATGAGCAACACCACAAGTTATTATTTGGGTACTTGTTTCTCAAATGCTCTAACTAGAGGTAGTTTTACAAAACTGTACGTTGTAATGGATACATCATCAGTTTCTAACTATAATAACAATGCTAGAGTGTGTATCGGTGTTTCTAATAGTATAAGCAACGGATTTAGTTTTGTTGATTACGAAATGTATTCAAACTTATTACCGAGCAACGAAACAGTATTAGAATTTGATATTAGTAACATGAACAATACTTTTTATTTTGCGGTTGCGTTTGGTGGAGTTGGTACAACAAGTTATTCTATTAACATCAAAGAGATTTATGTGAAGTAAACTTTCGTTTAGTAGCATTCTGAAGAAAGGGGAAGCGCATGATTAGAGTACAATTCAATGGAAACAAATCCATGCAGCAAGCCGATTTCAAAACCATTTCTTCATCTGTGGTTCAGCTAACAGGAAAGAAGATTCCTAGAAACACCAATGGCTTTAAGGTGTACAGGCTGAATGGTGATTTCCTTGGTGATTATTCCGAATATACGAATATTGTCAAGGAAGTAGAAGGTGGGTATCAGTTCGGCAAGTAATTACAAAAGATAACCTTGCGAATGGCAAAGAAAGTGAGGTTATCATGAAAGGCATTAGATTTGGGAATTATCATTCCTATGATGATTTCAAATTGATTCTTTCACAAAAGACAATAGGCACACCATCACCTAAAACGGAAACCATTGATATTCCTTGGGGTGATGGTGTTCTTGATTTGACTGACTTTTTTGGGGAAGTCAAATACAACAACAGAATATTGACATTTGAATTTTCATCAATAGTTCCCCAGGCTGATTTCATGAATCAGTTTTCTAAGGTACAGAATGCACTGCATGGGCAGAAGATGCGGATTGTATTGGATGAAGATGCGGATTGGTACTATATCGGCAGAATATCGGTCAATGAGTGGCAAGCGGAAAGAGCAGTGGGCAAGCTTACCATTGAATGCGATTGTGAACCATACAAGATGGCTGACACAGAAGTGATGCAGATGGTTAGTGGTGAAGAAGTGGAAGTGATTTTGCCAAATGCAAAGAAGCATGTGATTCCGCTTATAACCATCACAGGAAGTGTCAATCTGACCTTCGGCACCAATTACTATGCATTGACTGATGGACCTTATGAATTGCCTGGGGTGACTTTGGTGGAAGGCGAAAACACAATCAAGCTTGATGGCACAGGCACAGCAGTCTTTTCATATGTGCAAAGGGGGTTGTGATTATGTATCAAGTATATTGTGATTCCTTTTTATTATTTGATGACAGTGTGGAAGGGTATGACATATTCAATCCCAAGGTGGAATTGGAACTGAATCAGATTGGGAAGTTTGATTTTGCTATCTACAACACGCATCCTGCATTCAACAATTTGAAAAGGCTGAAATCTATCATCCGGATATTCCAGGATGATTTTTTGTTGTTCCGGGGAAGAATCCTGAATGATGAACAGGGCTTTTATAATGAAAAGAATGTGGAATGCGAAGGGGAACTTGCTTTCCTTGTGGATTCCATTCAAAGACCATTTGAGTTCCAGGGAACACCGGCTGAATTGTTCACGCAGTTCATCACCAATCACAATGCCCAGGTGGATGCAGATCATAGATTCATAGTGGGCAACATCACAGTGGTGGATGCAAATGACTATATCAGTCGAAGTGAATCAGAATACCTGAACACATGGGAAAACATTCAGAAGAAGCTGATTGACACACATGGGGGATATATTTGGATTCGGCATGAAGCGGATGGCATCTATATTGACTATCTTGCCGAACTGAATTTCCTCTCACCACAGAAGATTGAATTTGGAAAGAATCTTCTTGATCTGAAGCGCACAACCAAGGGTGAAGATATTGCAACAGCAATCATTCCACTTGGTGCCAAGGAAGAAGGAAGCGAAAACCGGTTGAACATTACTTCTGTGAATAACGGTGTGGACTATGTGTATAACCAAGAAGCGGTGGACATGTATGGGTGGATATTCAAGGCGCAGACCTGGGATGATGTGACTGAAGCAAGCAATCTATTGACAAAGGGCAATGCTTTTCTGAATGAGCAGATTAAGATGCTTTATTCAATAGATTTGGATGCAGCAGACATGGCAACAGTGGGTGCAAACATTGAAAGCTTCCATCTTGGTGTGCAGGTAGATGTGGAAAGCAATCCCCATGAGATAGACCAAAGATTTTTGGTGACAAAGCTATCCTTGGACCTGCTTCATCCGGCATCTAATAAGATGACATTAGGAAGCACCATTTACACCTTCACAGAAAAGGCTGTAAGGGGGCAAATTTCAGCAGAAAATGTGATGATGGATATTTCTTCATCCATGGAAGAAAAGCTGAATTTGGGGCTTTTAGAAACGGAAACAAAGCTATCAGCACAGATTGCTGCAACATCTGAATCTATCACTTCAACAGTGATGGAAGAAGTGTATTTGAAATCAGACACAGATGCCTTGATTTCTTCAGTGACAAATCAGATCACACAGACATCAGAGGATGTGGAAATTAGATTCACAGAGTTTTCACAGAACATTGATGCAGTGGTTGCAGGTACTGATGCACAGTTTGAGGAAATAAGCAAATACATCCGTTTTGTGGATGGCAACATTGTCCTGGGGGAAGAAGGAAATGAACTGACACTGACAATCCAAAATGACAGGATTTCATTCATGGATGCAGGAATAGAAGTGGCATACTTCAGCAATAACAAGCTGTATGTCACAGATGGTGAGTTCATCAATTCTTTACAGCTTGGCAATTTTGCTTTCATCCCAAGAAGCAATGGAAACCTATCTTTCAAGAAATTGTAGGGGGCATATATGGCAACATCAAGTGCAATGTCAACTACCAATGATAAAATCAAGTATAAGGTTACTATCACGCAAAACAGCCAAAGTGTGGCGAACAATACATCCAATGTGACTGTTTCAGTCAAGGTGTACAGAACCAATACAGGTTACACCACTTATGGAACAGGCACAGTGTATTGCACCATCAATGGCACACAGTACACAGAAGCAATCACTTCATCAGATAAAATCACATCATCAGGCATTGTGCTGTTCACTAAGACTTTGAACATTGCACACAATGCAGATGGAACTAAGACATTGGCAACATCTACCCGGATAACGCACGACCAATTTTCATCAAGCGCACAGAGTTATCCGCAGACATTGACAACCATTCCAAGGGCAACCACACCCACATTGTCAGCTTCGTCTGTGAACATGGGCGCATCCATAACAATCAATATGGCAAGAGCATCAAGCAGTTTCGACCACACCTTGACATATAAGTTTGGAAGTGCTACCGGGACAATCGGCAGTGACCTGGGAACATCCAAGGCATGGACAGTTCCTTTGTCTTTGGCAAGCCAGGTTCCAAACGGAACATCCGGCACATGCACCATCACATGCAAGACATATAACGGAAGCACTTTGATAGGCACTAAGACTGTATCATTTACAGCCAGGGTGCCTTCTTCAGTTGTGCCAAGTATTTCATCACTGACAGTCGCAGAAGGTGAAAGTGGGCTTGCAGCGCAGTTTGGTGCATATGTACAGAATAAATCAAAGCTAAAGGTGACAATCAGTGCAGCAGGAAGTTATTCATCAACCATCAAATCATATAAGACCACCATAGCAGGCAAAAGCTACACTGCAAGCAGTTTCACTTCGTCAGTGATAACCACTTCCGGAACTGTGACAATATCAACCACTGTCACAGATTCAAGGGGAAGGACAGCGACCAAAAGCACCACAGTGTCTGTTTTGGCTTACACAGCACCTAAAATCAGCACATTCACAGCAGTTCGTGCTAATGGGCTAGGGGTGGCAGATAATGAAGGCACAATGGCTTTGGCAAGAATCAAATTTGCAGTGTCAGCCCTGGGGGATAAGAACAGCAAGAGCTATGCGGTGGAATACAAGTTGAAATCAAGTGACACATGGACAGAAGCATCAAAAGGAAGTGTTTATTCGTATGATAGCAACATGTTGTTGAACATCAACCTTGACACTGATTCTTCCTATGATCTGCGATTGACAGTGAAAGATTATTTTGCCACAGCAATTGCATATTCAGAAGTTGCAACAACCTTCACACTGCTTGATTTTCATTCCGGTGGCAAAGGCATGGCAATTGGTAAGGTGTCCGAAGTGGAAGATGAACTTGAAATTGACTTGGATGCGAATTTTTATAGGAACATTCAGATGGGTGGATGGAAGCGGTCAGATGATGAAAAGAACATGTACTTCAACACCACTGATGAAGCAGAATATCCGCACAATTGCAAGTTGTATGGTGCTAATGGCGCAAGTGTGACATCAATAGGTTGTTGGGACACAGCAAGATCGCATGGAATATGGCGATATTTGAGCAGTACACAGAACTTTGTCTTTGATGCGAATGTGAAGGTCACAAGGGCAAATGGTGGTGATGAATTTGTCACATCAGACCCGGTGACACATGGGAACAGGACAGGCAGGGTGCATTTTTCCAATGGGCTGTTGATTCAATGGGGGAATGTAACTATCACACCTGAACCGAGTACACCAACATCAAAAGCTGTGGGATTTGATGTTGCATATACTGATGCACCTGTTGTGCTTACAACAGCATACACAACAGTGCCAGGAACATCAGTGTTAGGGGTTGCGGCAGCTAACATCACAACAACAGGCTTTGATGCGTTTGTCACAAGAGCAGGCACAACAAACACAGGTGTCATGTGGGTTGCGATAGGTTACAAGGCACTATAAATAAAAAAATACAAAAGAGAGGTGGCAGAAATGCACGAATTTATTGTTTCATATTGGCTTGAAGCTTTGTTTGGATTGGCAATCACAGGGCTTGGGTTGGGCTACAAACGTTTAAAAAAGAGATTCAAAGAACAGGATGAATTGAAGGAAGGTTTGGTTGCGATTCTGCATGACCGGCTTTTCCAATCAGGCATGTATTTCATTGAAAAGGGTGAAATCACTGTTTCTGCTTTGGATAACATTGAAGGCATCTATAATGCCTATCACAAACTTGGTGGCAATGGAACAGGCACAGAAATATATGAACGTGTAAGGGAATTAGAATTAAAAAAATGAAAGGGGCAGGGGATTAACCCTGCCCTTTTTTTGTTTAGCCGATATGTTTTACTGTTCGGCAGAATGCCTAACCTTGTAAAAACATATTTGTCTAATTTATATACTTGTGCAAGTATATAAATTATGATACAATGCCTTTAGAAAGGAAGGGAATTATATGAAAGAGTATAGACCATATAAAATCACTGTTAGATTATCAGGGAACATTCAGGAATTTGACACTGACAATGGAATAATTACTTTTAACCCAATCGGCAACAAAAGAACATCTGAAGCTTCTGCATTAAAATCTGTTAAAGACACAGTAAGATTGGCAGGGTGTAAGGTTGAAGAAGTGATAAGCATGGAAAAGGTAATGTGAGGAGAGGGAAACAATGGGAAAATCTGCGACAAAAGCAAAAAACAAATACAATGATGCAAATTATGATCGGATTTCATTGTCTGTACCAAAAGGGCAAAAGGATGAATTGAAAGCATTTGTTGAAGAATGCGGATATATGTCCATGAACCAATTTATAGTAGATGCAATTGATTTCTACAAAGAAGCTGTTCTGCGTGACAGAAAGAGGAATGAAGAAGCAGATCAGGAAATCATGAAAAAACGTGAAGGGACTGATTGCAAGTGATAACCTTGGAAAAGCAAGCTGCGGATGCACTTATTGTCAAAATGGTTCAGCATGGTGTTGTGAAAACACAATCCTTTGTGGATGGGAAACCAGGACACATTGACAACAAAGACATCAAACGATTGGGATATAAAAGCACACATGACTATGTGCTTGAACTAATCAATCAGGGCTACATAATAGCAGACTAAGAAAAGGGCAGGATTTCCTGCCCTTATTTTTTGCACAGCAATCTAAGAATTAAATCCAACAATGAAACATCATTGCATTCCTTGACCTTCTGCATAATTCTTTCTATGTATTCTTCCCGGTCATCCATACTCCCACCTATTCATAAGATTCTATTCTTGCAATAGAAATCTCATAAGCTGTCTTATTTTCGGGAACACCATCAACCATCTTCTGATATTCCCTGCTTTGCATTCTGCCTACAAAGGAAATATGTGTTCCTACTTCAAGCCTGGATGCAAGTGCAGCATCCCTTCCCCATGAAATGCAAGGGATATAGTCTGACTTGCCACATACCCGGTTCACCGCAATCAGCAGATCAGAAATCTGCCTGCCTGAAGGCGTGGTCCTGAAGGATGGTTGTCTGCATATATATCCATCAAGATATAGGTCATTTGTATTGGTTGATTCTTCTGCCAGGTATAAATCCAAAGCGAACACACTTAAGACTAGGTGTGTCTTTTCGCCATCACTGATGTTATAGGACCGAACCTGTCCAATGACACAGATAGGATTGTTTTCATATGTAATTTCACTGTCAATCAGTCTTTCAGACACAATGATTGGCAGGTAGTCTTTTGTACCACTGATTCTTTCAATCTCCAGGATGAAACTATAAAACTTTTCTCCAAAGCTTTCATGGCTGAATGTAAATTCGGAAGCCATAGTTCCTGATAGTGTAATTTGATTGTTTTGTGTGGTTTTCATAATCTTTTCCCCATGTGTGAAAAAATGTTTTTCTGTTACAAAAAAATTATATTCCCAAATATTGACAGCAAAAAATATTTAATTTAACATTATTTTTGTATTTTTTGACTTCGTTTCGTGTCAAATTTGACACATGGGGTATTTTATGCTAGGGGAAAGATTAAGAACCATACTAGGAGCCAAGAAGATTTCTGTTGCACAGTTTGCAGAAATGTGTGATCTACCGGTAGAAACTGTGAAAAACATTTACTATGGGAAAACACCGGACCCAAAGATTTCAACAGTCATGATGATGGCAAAAGCCTTGGACATGAATTTGAATTGCCTGATAGGGGAATGCCCACACACAGTGGATGAAAAAAGCCTACTTCAGTATTTCAGAGCATGTGGCAATCATGGAAAAAGCATCATCATCCTGTCTGCCAAATATGAAGCACTGATGGCAAGAAGCCAAAGGGAAGCTGCAACGAAACACACAATTCCATGTATGCTTCCTAAAGGGGAAATACACAATGGAATCGTGTATGAAGATTGTGAAACAGTGGAAATCGAAACATCTGTGAAAGAAGCCTATGTTGGAATTAGAGTGACAGCAAATTGTCTGATGCCTACATTCTGCAAAGGTGACATTTTGTTGTTTGCAAACCGGTTCCCGGAACATGGTGAAATCGGTGCCTTCTATGTGGGCGAAAGGGCATTTGTGCGGAAGTACATTGAAGAAGAAAAGCAATACAGATTGCAATGCCTTCACAACAGAAGTGATGACATCACTGTGAAGCATCTAAGTGAAATTGAATACATAGGAACTTATTGCGGTGTAATAAGGACATAGGAAAAGGTCAGGCGAAAACCTGACCTTTCTTTTATGCGTTCCATGTATGACCACATGCCTGACAAACGCACATTTTCTTTGTTTTGTTCACTGCCTTCTGCCTTTTTGGAATGAAGATTGCAGCAAATAAAGCCGGGATGGTTAAGAAGAACCATTTGATGAAAACCCACCACCATCCGATCAGGCACCACCAAATGATGCCATGGTGACGATTCTTCAACTTTACTTGATTAACTACCTGGATTGATACATTTTCAGATTTACATTTAGGACATGCCATTGTTACTTTCTCCCCATCATTTTTTCTTTCAGTTTAAATTGGTAAACTGCGAAAATCTATTGACAGAATCACCAAAATTTCTTGCAAGGATTTGGTGGAAATAAAAAAGGGCAGGAAAATTCCCACCCTTTCTGTCATGACAAAGTGCTTGTGTGCTTGATGTTCAAGATGATAACTGCTTCTTCCTGCACTTCGTACTGTATGGCATATCTTTTGTAGAACATTGTCCGGATGCTTTCATCATCAGGAATGGTTGCCGGGTGTCTGTATGGGAACACCTTCAGATGGTCCAATTTGCCCCGGATGTCCTGGATGATCTGCTTTGTGTATTCCGCATCCTGTGTTTCCTCTAAATAGTAGTTGAACATATTTCTGAAATCATCTTTTGCTTCGTTTGTCACCTTCAGTGTGTATGCCATATTCTTTTTCTATCTCTCCCATGAAATCATCAAAGTCTTGTAATTCTTCCCCACTTGTTTTGTATCGCTTGATTGAATCAACAGCCGATTTATACAAGCGCATTTCTTCTTTCATCTTCATATATTCCCCATGTTCCATGATAACCAAATGACCGGTGCCATTCTTAGTGATGAAGATTGGTTCCTTTTGCTGTGTGCATATCTCACTTATCATGTTGGTGTCACGCATTGCACTGATTGGCAAGATTTCCATTGTATCACCACCCTTCATGAACATTATATGATAGTGTACACAATAATGTACAATATTATGCTCATTTGCGTGAAGGATGGTTCGCTTGCGTACTGTGTACGCATCCTGTACGCACCGGCACAGTGAAGCGAAAATATAGAAAATGATGATAAATGATGATAAGTGTTCACAATCCCTTGATACCATTGAATTTTGGGTGTTGCTAAATGATAATAGATGATATAAAATGTTGCTAAATTAGTCAGATACAACTCCATGTGGTAGTGGACTAAAATATAAAAACTGCCATGGAAAACGTTGATTCTATGCGGTTTCTAGCACTCTGAAGAAATGATTTTTGTGAACATGTACGCATTTTGTACGCATTGGTTCTTGCGTACGCATCTGCGTACATGTTTTATTTTACACGTTTCAGAAGCTTTTCAGATGTTGCGAACAGTTCCGTCAAGATAGCTTCGGCAGCTTCCTTCGCATCCTGTTCTGTTTTGAATCCACTTTTTTCAATTTGCTTCCGCTTGCCTTGATTGTCATAGGTAGTGATGCTGTATTGGAAAGAAGAACCTCTGTCCCTGATTGAATAGGACCTGATGTTCACACCATCTGTCCACACATGCTTTCCTCTTACAGTGTTCTTTTCGGTAGACCACATGCAATTGCTTGGGCAGAAATCAAGTGTCTTGTCTTTGCGAATCAATGACAGGTCATCTTCATATCCATTTTCCAATGCCCACTGTTCAAACACTTCATAATCAAGCCAGGCATCATGGAATTTGATTCCCCGGTCTTTATAGAATGCAGTACCATTGCATCTGTTCTTGGTAGTTTTCCAAATCTCATAAAGTCTTTCATTCTTGCGCTTCACATTCAACCTTCCAACACGTTCAAATATTTCCATGGACTTCACACGCATTTCATCTGTGTTTGTCACATAGGTGTCCATTGTGGTCTTGATGGAAGAATGTCCAAGTCTTTCAGATATATCCTTGATCTGAAGTTCATCTGCACTTGAAACAAGAACTGTGGCATGTGTGTGTCTAAGCATGTGGAAGTGGAAGTCAGGGAATCCCATTTCGGTTCTGACAACCTTCCCAACATATTTCATTGTGGCTGTTCCTCTAAATTCACCGGATTCTTTAACACATACAAGCTTCACCCTTGGATATGGGCAGATGCCTGTTTCATCAGTTTGCGAAATGATTCTGTGTTCAGTTCTTCCGTTTAGAAGTTGTTCTTCCTTCAGATAGTGCTTCACATAAAATTCACCATATTCAGCTTCTGCCTTTTCTTGCATTTCCTTGTATTCTATAAGGGCATTTGTGAGTTCTTCACCAATCTTGATGGACCTATAAGAAGAATTGTTTTTCAATGCGCCAAGATACCATCTGTTCAATGCTTTGCCTGCTTGCTTCCTTCTACCGGAAACAGAATCCTTGTCCTTCACCTTGCATTGTTGTCTGACATGGATGATTCTGTTTTCTAGGTCAACATCATCCCAGGTAAGCCCAAATACTTCACCAACACGCATTCCGGTGTAGTAACCAATAAGAAGTGGGTAATATTGATAAGGGGACCTGCTAAAACGTTCAAGAACAGCTTCCATTTGTTCTTTTGATAAAATAGTAGGTTTTGCTTCTTTCGGCTCGAATTTGGGCAATTTAACAGGTTCAGCGACATTGTAAGGGATAAGCTTGGCTGTATACGCAGCATAGCCAAATGCACCTTTGCATACCTTCAGAATGTTCTTCAGGAACTTCTGTGTGAATCCCTTATTCAGATAGATGTCATTTATCATGTTTTGCAGTGTCATGACATCAATAGATTTCAACATGAAGTGTCCAATCCTTGGCTTGATGTGATTCTTGATGATGTTTGAATATGCAGACACAGTGTTATCTGCCAGGTTCACAACACAATAGTTTTGAATCCAATAATCAAGATAATCAGCCACAGACATTTCCGAAGGTTCAAAGTGCTTCCCTGCACGTTGATATTCAGCAAGTGCAAGTGTGCCTGCCTTTTCTGCTTCTTCCTTTGTCTTGAAGCCTGCCTTGGAAACATACCTTCGCTTGCCATCCACCTTGGCAGTTTCAAACCGGTACTGCCAGGAAGGTTTCTTCTTGTCACCTCTGTTATTGATGATTAACCTTGCCATTTCTCCCATCCTTTCTTTTTTATAAAAAATATTATTTTAGTAAAAAAATATGTTTTTTAGCAAAAAATTCTTCGTGTTCCATGTGCTAACAATTACCATTGTTTTGATTAAATTCGTGTTATAAAATAAATTCAGAACATTCGTTCTCCCCGGTGAAAGGAAGATGCTGCATGAAAGAAGAATACATACAAAAGATCAATGAATTATTAGGGCAATGCAATGACATTTCACTGCTTGACCTTATACTGAAACTACTTGATAAAAGCTGATAGCATTTGCTTGACACCCTGAATCTTTTCTTCATCAAGGGTGTTCAAGGTTTCCACTAGAGATAGAAAATCTTCATCAGTTCTTAATCTACCAATGATTTCAACAATAGAATCATTGGTCTTTTTTGTTTCTTCATCTACCCATCCCATAAGGTGAGCCGGTGTGGTAGATAAAACTTCCGCAAACTTCGCAATCTTTGATTGTGGAATATCATTTATCCCCATTTCAATTTTGTTGATTGTTGACTTGCTTTTATATCCCATCCTGAAAGCAAGTTCTTCCTGGGTTAAATCTAATTCCTTCCTTCTTGCCATGATGCGCTTCCCAATACCTGTCATAAAAGTCACCTCTTTTCTTATTGGTAATTGAATCTTACCACTAAATCCCTTTATAATCAACTTTTTTTAACTTTTTTCAAAAAAATAGTTGACTTTTAATCTACCGGGTACTATATTGGAAAAGTAGATTGTGAATCTACTCACATAAAACACATCAGGAAGGGGGTGCCAGTAACAATGACTAACACAGTATTGCTTGAAGAAAAGATTGATGCTTCAGGTTATAAGAAAAGCTATATTGCAAAAGCAATTGGTTTGAAAAGCACAGCAGGCTTAATGAACAAGGTGCGAAATGTAACCGAATTTACAGCAAGCGAAATCAATATAATGTGTGATTTGCTAAAAATCGAAACATTAGAAGAAAGACATGCTATTTTTTTTGCAAATTAAGTAGATTATAAATCTACTAAGTGGATGGAAAGGAGAAGGCATGGAAGATTTACTTTATACAGTGCCGGAAGTAGCCAAGATTCTAAAGACAAATGTTGACTATGTTTACAAATTGCAAAGGGCAGGGCTTATCAAGTTCATGAAGATCGGCAGACTGAAATGCAGGAAGTCAACCTTGGAAGCCTTCTTGGAAAAGTTTGATGGTTTTGACATCAGTGACCCTTTCAATATCAAAGAGGTAGAAGCGGATGAAAAAGAATAGTGCAGTGATTGCATTCCTGATTGCGCTTCCTCTTTCAATTTGGGTGATTGGACAAACACCGGATAAGGAAGTACATACCAAGACAATTGAACAGGTGGCAAGTGGGCAAAGGGAAATCATCATTTATGAAGTTTCTGTGGAAGAACCTGAAATGGTGTCCCTTGGCGAATTTAAACTGACAGCCTATTGCAGTTGTGAAAAGTGTTGTGACAGATGGGCAGACCAAAGACCGGTTGATGCAGAAGGCAATCCCATTGTGATTGGTGCAAGCGGTGAAGAATTGATTCCTGGAACAAGCATTGCGGTGGATAAGGATGTCATTCCTTTTGGTTCGGAAGTGGTTATCAATGGACAAGCTTACACAGCGCATGATTGCGGTGGTGCCATCAAAGAAAACCGGATTGATGTCTACTATTCGGACCACAGCGAAGCTTTGGAATTTGGTGTGCAATATGCGGAAGTATTTATGGAAAGGAAGTGAAACGGATGGACAAAAACTTGATTTATGAAGGCAAGGCAACATTGGAAGATTTGTATGCCCTGCATGAATTGGGATATGAATTTGTGATTGAAGATGGGGTGATTGTAGATGTACTTCACTGATGACCCGGTAAGGGATGCAGAAAGATACATGGCAGATCAGGAAAGGGAATTGCAGAAGCTTCCCAGGTGTTGCGAATGTGATGAACCAATCCAAGATGATGAATGCTATGAAATCAATGATGAATTGATATGTCCGGATTGTTTACAGAAGAATCACAGAAAATGGACAGAAGATTTTTGTGAGTAAAGAAGCACCAAAGATGCCAACACTGAAAAATTGAAAGGTATCAAATGGTAAGGAATTTTTACATAGAAGGCATCATTGACGGAAGAAAAACAGACCTGACAGGTGGACCTGGAAGGAAAGATGGCGGGATGGTCCTGTATTTAACACAGCGCAATGAAGGGCGCATTGAAAAGTGCGCAACTATTGAATGCTGTGCTGATGGGGACAACCTGAAAACCATTGTCTATGACAAGGATGGCAATGCCATTTTTGAGAATGTAACAAAAAGATAAGCGAAGGGAGATATAACCATGTGGAAATTAACACTGATGCAGAAAAGGAAGTCTGAATATTCGGACTACATGAATGAACAGAAGATTGAGTTCTTCAGCGAAGATTTGTTTGAATTAGCAATCACTGTTGAAAGACTTATCAATCACACAGAGGTTGAAACAGAGTTCAAGATTGAAAGAGTGAAAGAAGGTGAAGGCAATGAACATCATTGAAAAATTAAGTGTTATTCAGCAGGAACTGATTGCACCAAAGAATCAGTACAACAGCTTCGGAAAGTACAACTACCGGTCCTGTGAAGATATCCTGGAAGGCTTGAAGCCATTTCTTAGCAAGTTGAAGGTGGCTGTCACTGTGTCTGATGAAATAGTGGAGATTAGCGGAAGATTCTATGTAAAAGCAACAGCAACCATCCATGACTGTGAAGGCGAAGGATGCATCAAAAATGTTGCTTATGCAAGGGAAAGTGATGACAAGAAGGGCATGGATGCTTCACAGGTCACAGGCGCAACATCATCCTATGCAAGAAAGTATGCGCTGAATGGGCTGTTCTGCATTGATGATGTGAAGGATGCAGACACAAGGGACAACAGACAGCAAGATGCCAAGGAACAGAAGCAGGCAGAAGAAGATCAGAAGCAGATTGAAAACATGAAGATTGCAGATGTGAAGGTGAAGGCTTTGCAGCAGAGATGCGAAAAGGAAGGTGTTGATGTCGGCAAAATCCTGAAGCTTTACAAGGTTGACAGTCTTGCAGACTTGACCGAATTGAAGTTCCGCAACATCAGCGATCATTGGGAAGATATAAAGAAGGCGAACTAATATGGCAGAGTTCACAGGGAAATTTGAAACTATCAATATTGATTGGAAGTCAGGTCAGAAGCAAGCGGTGTTCACTATCAATGAACCTTCTGCAATGGCATCCCTTATGGAATTACAAGGGGTTGAAAAGCTATCCATCAAGGCTGTTCGGTACAGAGAAAAAAGAAGCCTGGATGCCAATGGGTTGTTGTGGCTTTGCCTTGGAAGGATAGCAGATGCCCTGCGGTGTGACAAATGGGAAGTGTACCTTCGGATGCTGAAGCGATATGGCAAATATACATACATATGCGTGAAGCCAAATGTGGTGGATGCAGTCAAGGCGCAGTGGCGAGAATGTGAAGTCATTGGCGAAGTGGACATAAACGGACAGAAGGCAATTCAGATGCTTTGTTACTTCGGAAGCAGTACATATGACACAAAGGAATTTTCAGAGCTGCTTGATGGTGTCATTTCTGAAATGAAGGAAATGGGACTTGAAGCACCGGCTTCAGAGGATATGCGCAGAGCATTGGAACAATGGGAAAGGATGCAGAACAATGGCAGATAAAAGATTCAGCATCATAGTAGATGATTTAGATTATTGCATAGTGTGCGGTAGACCACATCCGCACAAGCATGAAGTGTTCTTCGGTGAGAAACAGAGGAAGCACAGCATTGAGCATGGCTTGGTCCTTCCGCTTTGCTACATACACCATGAAGGCAATGATGGTCCACATCTTAATCGCAAAACCGATTTGCACTATAAGGAAGTGGCGCAGCGAGTATGGGAAAGTAAATGCGGAAGCAGAGAAGAATTTAGAAGGATTTTTGGAAAATCGTATTTGTAGAAAGTGAGGAAATAAAAAATGATGAACAAATGGATTGGTATTGGAAGATTAACAGGTGACCCGGAAGTTAGATGGGGACAGACAGCAGATGGACCATTTGCTGTTGCAAGATACACACTTGCGATTGACAGAAAGGGAAAGAATGAGGATGTGGACTTCATCAGATGTGTTGCGCTTGGTCGCAATGGTGAATTTGCAGAGAAGTATTTACATAAGGGAATGAAGATTGCAGTGGAAGGTCGCATTCAGACCGGAAGTTATACCAATAAGGATAATCAGAAGGTATACACCACAGAAGTTGTTGTTGAAGGTCATGAGTTTTGCGAAAGCAAAGGTTCTTCAGCACCTGCACAGTCAAACAGTGATGGCTTCATGAACATTCCTGATGGAATTGATGACTGCGAACTTCCATTCAATTAAGGGGTGTTGATATGCCGATTAACAGTAAACAAAAAGGCGCAAGGTTTGAAAGGTTGCTTGCTTCCTTGTTTCGTGAGCATGGATATGAAGCAAGGCGCACAGCACAGTATTGTGGAAACACAGGGGAAGCTTCAGATGTTGTGGGGCTTCCTGGAATCCACATAGAAGCAAAACATCAGGAAAGGATGCAGCTATATGATTGGATGGACCAGGCAAAGAGAGATTCAGCAGGGACAGGCAATCTTCCGGTTGTATTCCATAAGAAGAACAATGCAGAAATCCTTGTGACAATGCAGTTTGATAGTTTCATGGAAATGTACAAAGAATGGGGGACTAGAAATGAGTAAATCAGCCGAACTTAGAACAACCACTGCCCTTGTGAAAGAAGTCTTGGCAGATGTTCCGGACACAAGAAACAGTGATGACTATTTGTATTATATCGTTTGTTCACGCATCAATTCAATTGCACTGAACATGCCATTTGGGAAGGTTTTGATGAACAGAAAGCAATATTCCTTCCCGGCATTTGAAACAGTGCGCAGATCAAGACAGAAGGTGCAAGAAACGCATCCTGAATTGGCAGGAAACAGCAAGGTAGAAGGGCAAAGGATGCTGAATGAAGAAACCTTCAGAGATTATGCAAGGGGTACAGTGTGATGGCAGATGTTAAGTGGATAAAAATCACAACAGATGTGTTTGATGATGAAAAGATTTTGCTTATAGAAAGCCTTCCTGATGCCTACGCAATCATCACAATATGGTTCAAGCTTCTTTGCCTTGCAGGGAAACAGAACAACAGTGGTGTGTTCATGATGGGCAATATCGCATACACAGACAAGATGCTTGCAACAATCTTCCGAATGAAGGAATCCACAGTGACAATGGCACTTCAAACCTTTGAGCAGTTCGGAATGATAGAAATCATTGATGGTGTCATAACCATTCCAAATTGGGGCAAGCATCAAAATCTTGAACAGATAGAAGCAAGGCGAGAATATCAGAGAGAATATCAGAGAAGTTACAGACAGAAGCAGAAGCTGTTGGTGGAGAATGAAGGCGAAAAAAGTGATAAACATTTACGTAAACATTTACGTGATGATGATGTTAACAGCCTAGAAGAAGATATAGAAGAAGATATAGAAGAAGATAAAGAAAAAGAAAGAGAAAAGATAAGGTATCAACAGGTCGCAGACCTGTTCAATACCCTTTGTCCTTCCTTCCCTTCTATCAAATCACTTTCTGATGCAAGGAAAAAGGCTATAAAGGCAAGGTTGAATACATATAGCCTTGATGACTTCAGGACACTGTTTGAAAAGGCAGAAGCATCACCTTTCCTGAAGGGGGCAAATGATAGGAATTGGTCGGCAACATTTGATTGGCTGATTAAAGATGAAAACATGGCAAAAGTGCTTGATGGGAACTATGACAAAAAAGGGGGCATGAAAGATGGATGCGCTAGAACAAACGTTAGAGAAAATGAAGAAGATGAAATTGCAAGAATGTGGCGAGAATACGGACAAGAGCAGTGATGTCTGCCCTATATGTAATGATACCGGGTGGGAAATTTACACCAAGGATGGCATTGACTATGGCAGGGAATGTTCCTGTGGGTACAGAAGGAAGCAAATCATGAAGAACCGGGTTGCGTTTGCAGAACTTCCGGAAGCATTCAAGGATGTGCGTTTGGATAGCTTCAATGAAGAAGCTTATGAGAGCGCAGAAGGGCGCAAAATGGTGCAGACAGCAGTGAAGGCAATAAAGTATTGGCTTGCTGATTTTGAAACCATGAATGAACGAGGAATGGGCTTGTATTTGTATTCCAACACGAAGGGAAGTGGCAAGACCAGGATGGCAGTAAGCATTGCCAATGAATTGATGTTTGACAAAAAACAACGTGTTAAATTCGCCACATCCATTGCCATCATCAATGAAATCAAAGCTTGTTGGGATAGAGATGGGGGAAGCGAAAGTGACCTTCTTCAGCAGCTATCACAGACAGATGTGCTTGTAATTGATGACTTTGGAACGGAACAGGCAAAAGATTGGATAGGTGAACGATTCTATCAGATTGTGAACAGCAGATATGTTGACAAGAAGATTACCATCTTCACAAGCAACCATTCATTGATGAATCTGCGGTATGATGACCGAATTACCAATAGAATCAAGGAACGAACTTTTCAGATTCCATTCCCTGAAGAAAGTGTAAGGGATATTATCGCAAAGAACAATATGCGTGAACTATTGCAAGGAATAAGGGGGATGTAAACATGAAGGCGAAAACCTATTTGGAACAAATAAAAATCATGGATGCCAAGATTGACACAGACATGGAAGAATTGGGCAGGCTGAATGCGCTTGCCCAAAAGACTACATCTGTGATGGGTGGCGAAAGGGTGCAGTCATCAGGCAGCCAAGAAAAGATGGCAGACTGTGTTGTGCGCATTGTAGAAATGAAAAACAGAATAGCAGCCGAGGTTGACAGTTTCATTGATTACAAGGAAAAAGTCAAAGCATTGCTATTCAAACACTGTGATGCGGATTGTTTCAAGCTTCTGTATAGTAAGTATTTTCTATACAAGTCTTGGGAACAGATCGCAGTGGAAATGAACTTCACATATCATTGGGTAGCCGGTGGATTGCATCAAAGGGCATTGTCCCAGGTGCAGAAAGCATTGGATGAAAGGGGCAAAGATGGGACAAGGGTATTTTGACACAGGTGACATGGACTACATAGAAAAGCATCCTGTTTCGGATGCGTTAGCCATTGGCAGAAGGGAACCATATTACTTGACATATCTTCGGCAGGGTAAGCCGAATCCAAAACCAAAGGAAGGAAGCGAAGATGGAATACATAACGAGTGAAGAAGAAAGAGCATATCGCAAGAAGTATTATCAACTGAATAAGGAAAAGGCAAAGGAATATGCCAAGAAGAACTATCGGAAGAATCGTGAAAAGCGATTGGCACAGATGAAGCGGTACAACATGACACATGACCGGTCCGAATACTACAAAGAGTATTGGGCAAGAAAGAAGGCTGAAAAAGATGAAGCTATACATGCAGGTGACTAAGGATGAATACAGCTTGCCATTGGTAGTAGAAGATAGTCCAAAAAAATTAGGGGAGAAATTAGGGTTGTCAGGACACACCATCAGCAATCATTTATGCCGGGGAAGCAAGGCATATGTGGTGGTGGAAGTTGATGAAGATGAAGATTGATTCAAAAGAAAAGGAGAAAGAATTATGAAGTTGAGATTCAAAAGCAAATTGTTAATGATGGCAGTCATCCCTTGTTTGATCGTGTGCGCTTGCATGTGTGTGGTGACGATTGGAAGCCTTGATAAGAACATCACCCTGGAAATCAGGGAAACATTAAGGGCAACAGCTTATTCACTTGCCTTTGACGAGCCACAGGAAGCCCTAGAAGGCTACAAAAACACTTTAGGCATAGATGTGACAATCTTCAATGAAAACGTGCGAGAAAAGACCACTGTGGAAGGTTCTGTGGGTACTGAAGCAGACCCTTCCATCTATGCGAAGGTGAGAAGCGGTGAAGAATACTTTTCAACCAATGCCAATGTGAATGGGAAGGAATACTTCGGATATTATATCCCCATCTATGAAGAAGGAAATTTCATTGGAATGTCATTTGCAGGTAAGCCCACAGAAGAAGCCCAGGCAGTAATTATTGGGACAGCATCAAAGATGCTTGGGGCAACAATGGTTGTGATTGTAGCGGTGATTGCAATTGTGATTGTGATTGCAGGGTACATGACAAAGTTGATGAAAAATTCCACTGATTTAATTTCAGAAGTCAGCCAGGGCAATTTTGCTGTGAACACTGATGCAAAGGTGTCCGGTGATGAAATTGGTGAGATTTACAGACAAGCAGGTGAACTTGCAAAGAATATGCGTGAGCGCATCACCAACATCATTCAGATTGCAAATAAGCTTTCAGAAATGTCAGTTGACATGAGCAATTCCACCAATGTTGTTTCAAACAATACAAGTGAAATCAACAGGGCAGTGGATGAAATTGCTTCCGGTGCTATGGACCAGGCAGAACATGTGCAGGATGCATCCAAATCCATGACAAATGTGAATGATTCCATCCTTGCCATCCAGGAACAAATCAGTGAGTTGGAAAACATATCAGCAAGCATGCAGAGCATTGAAGAAGATGTGATGCAGCAGATTGACACCTTGAAATCTATCAATCTGAAAACCAATGAGGAATTGAAAGAGGTAGAAGAAAAGGTTGCCAAGACTTCTGAAGCAATCAACAACATTCAGAAGGCAACAGACATCATCAGAAACATTGCAAGCGAAACGAAGCTTCTTTCCTTGAATGCATCCATTGAAGCTGCACATGCAGGGGAAGCAGGCAAGGGCTTTGCAGTAGTGGCAGAGGAAGTCAGCAAGCTTGCCCAGGAATCAGATTCAGCTTCCGGTGATATTGAAGAAATCTTGAGAGAACTTCTTGTCAGTTATGAGGATGTGACAGCTTCTGTTGGCAGATTGGTTGAGAATATGGACAAGCAATCCGAAAGCATCACAGACACCTATGGAAAGATAGTTGTTCTTGATGGCAACATTGGAAGCGCAACCAAAAGCATTGGAGTGATTAGCGAATCATGCACCAAGGCGAAAGACCTGTCAGGGAATGTAGTGGATGCATTTGCAAGTCTGTCAGCTATATCAGAACAGAATGCAGCCGGATGTGAAGAAACCAATGCATCTGTTCAGGAACTGAATGCAACAATTGTCAGTGTCAATTCAGAAGCTAATGCATTGAATGACATTTCCAAGGCACTTGTGGACCAGGTAGAGATATTCAAGGTATAGGGGCAGATATGCAGGAATTAGAAAGAACAAAAGTGATGGCAGAAAAGATGCTGAAGGACATCAGAGAAGCCAAGGAAAGTGTTGCAGTGCTAACTGAAAGGTTGGCACTGTATCAAAGCATAGGTACACCACAAGAATGTATGGAAGCTATCTATCTTGCGCAGAAGATCGGCAGAATGGCAGACACATTCCGCAGGGTAGGATTCCAGGCATTTGAGCATCCGCAGAGCGCAACAGAAATGGCAATGCAGACCATGGCAAGGCAAATGGGAGAGAAGCAAGCCAAGGAAGATGCAGAGAAGTTGAAGCGACTTGCGAAGTTTGAATCAACTAGGACGTTTGAAGAATTTATGGCATTGAAAGGAGAATGATATGTCAGTACGAACAATTAGAACATTAATAGTAATTATACAAGGAATTTTATTAGCACTTCAGATAGCGACAGGAATTAAATGGTTTTTTATTCCAATCGTATTGCTTTGTTTGGTTAATTTAGTATTGCAGAAATATGAATGATTATTTAGATGGGAGAGCGAGAGGATGATTAACACTATTTTAAAGATTATATTTCTTATAATAGCAATAATGTACAGTTATTCAAATACAGCAAGGATATGTAAAGGGCAAGGTGTTTCAGGCAGTCAAATATTTTTAATGGCTATTGGCATTGTTGGATTTATAGCTTTCCAATTTGAATGGTTAGTATTTTAGCAAAGGAGAATGAGCATGACGGAGAATGAAGCAAAAGGAGTGATTCCATATATGGAAAATAGTACACATACGGAAACTTGTGAAAAATGCTTATACATAAAGTCGCAATGTAAATGCAAAAAATCAGAAATCAACGCAGGTTGCATTGGTATAAACGAAGCCCAAGAATATTTACTAAACAGATATTTGGTGGTAGGTAGTCCAGTAAATCCACCAAAAGAAGAGTGCGAAAAGCACAATGCAGTTTTAGATATGGCAATCCAAGCCCTTGAAGAAATTCAATAGTACAGAGCAATCGGAACTGTTGATTTGTTTTCAACGGATAGAAGAATCGCAAATCTTGAAAAACAGATTACGGCGCTAGAAAAGACTATGGAAGGTTTTAAGTAAGGTGGTGCGGAATGAGCAAACTAACAGAAGCAATGAAAGTAATAAAAGAAGAATGCGAAAAACATATAATGTGTAGGCATTGTGCTTTGTATGGTGATGAAGGATGTATTGTAGAACCGTGTCCGTCAAATTGGAAGATAAATGAAGATATGGCTTTGCCAAGTGACGAGGAAGTAGAGGTGTAAGATGACTCCATTAGAAATGGCTTTGAAAAACCGAAACAGATGTAACGATACAACAAAAATTGATGGTGTGTTGTATTGTAACAAAAGCGGTAAAATCATACTTCCTATGTTTACGAAAAATGGAGAAAATGAGGTGTGCGACATAAAGAAGTGTCGCAACAGAAAGTAGGTGTAACATGCAGGAATTTATAGATAAGTTGATTGCAAGGTTGGAGGAAAAGCGAAACGAAAAATATATAAATGGTGTTTCCAAATTTCCTTCAAGAGAGCAGAAAGTGTTTGATATTGCTGAAACAATCGTCAACCAACTTGCAGAGGAACACAACAATGGGTGGATTCCTTGCAGTGAAACGTTACCCAAAGAAGAAGGTATCTATTGGGTGACAAGAGCAAACGGAGAAGTTGACAAAGAAGCGTTTCAGATTTGGGCTAATGGTGGAAGTTTTAGAAGTGATTTTCAATTGCCGGACGAAAAGGTTATTGCATGGATGCCACTACCTGCACAATATCAGCCGAAGGGGGAATAGGGATGAAAGCAAATGAAATTACAGTTGAAGTGAAGGCAAAATTGGAAGTGTCAAGAAGTACTGCTGAAGCCTGCTTGAAGTTGGTTGAAGTATATGCGAATGAACATCCTGAAGTGATGGTGATGGGCGAAAGAAACGAAGATGGCACACATAGATTTGAAATCATAGATAAAGAGAAAGTATAGCATGAAAGAAGATAAACAAAAATAAAAATTATTATGCTATCATTTATAGTGAACGAAGGTTCAAAGTTCTCCCTAGACACAAATACACACAAAAAGACACTGTCAATCGGCAGTGTCTTTTTGTGTGTATAGAAAGGCAGGTGATGCAATATGGCAAATGAACAGAATTTAATACCATTCACAAGTGAGCAAAGCCGAGAAGAAGCCAAGATGAATGGAAGAAAAGGTGGTATTGCATCCGGCAAGGCAAGAAGGGAAAAGAAAGCCTTCAGGGAAACCTTAGAAGCAATACTTTTGTTATCAATGGAGAATGGCGAAGGGAAAGATATTGATGACATCCAAAGCTTCGCAGAACTGAATGGGCAGAACATATCAGTGCAGGAAGCAATCCTGATTGCCCAGGTGAAGAAAGCAATGGATGGTGACACCAAGGCTGCGGAATATGTAAGGGATAGCATTGGGCAGAAGCCTTCAGATAAGCTTCAGCTTGATACAGGCATAGAAATGACGGAAAAACTGAAGGAAGTAGAAGCCTATGTCAAAGGGCGAGTGAGTGATGGATAAAGAAGCGAAACAGTGGCTTGACCTTATTGCGGAAGAACCTTACAAAATAGGGCAGTGGTTAGGCTTTGAAGATTTGACGGAACTGCACAATGATTGGCTGAAGTTGATGATGTATTCAGAAGATGATGAAACATTGCTTGCGCACAGAGGTAGTTTCAAAACAACATGCCTGTCTATTGCAATAGCATTGCTTATGATTATCTTCCCCAACCTTATCATCATATTCATCCGAAAAACTGATGATGATGTGAAGGAAGTGATTCAACAGGTTGCCAAGATACTGAAAAGCGATCTTGTGAAGATGATTGTAAGCAAGATATATGGGATGGAATTGCAGTTGGTTGAAGAATCAGCCTTCCGAATAACAACCAATCTGATGACAAGCACAAAGGGTGCAAGTCAGCTTCTTGGATTGGGTGTTAAGACATCAATGACCGGTAAACATGCAGACTTGGTGATAACAGATGATATTGTAAACCTTAAGGACAGAATATCCAAGGCAGAAAGGGATTTGATAAAGACTGCATACATGGAATTGCAGAATATCAAAAACAGGGGTGGAAGAATCCTGAACACCGGAACACCTTGGCACAAAGAAGATGCGATCACAGACATGCCAAACAAGCATGTGTTTGATTGCTACAATACAGGATTGATTTCAAGGGAGAAGTTGGAACAGATAAGAAGTTCAATGACAGCTTCCTTGTTTGCTGCGAACTATGAAATGAAACACATTGCAGATGCGGATGCACTGTTCGGCAATCCTTCATTCACAGACAATGCAAGCCTTATTTATGACGGAATAGCACACATTGATGCAGCTTATGGTGGTGAGGACTTCACAGCCTTCACAATCATGAAGGAAAGGGATGGCAAATTGATTGCATTCGGCAAGATATGGGCAAAGCATGTTGATGATTGCCTGGATGAAATCCTTCAGTTCTGTGATTTCTATAAAGCAGGCACCATTTACTGTGAGAATAACGCAGATAAAGGCTATCTGAAGAAGGAAATCAGGAACCGGGGCAGATATGCAAGTGATTATCATGAAGATACCAACAAATATATCAAGATATCAACCTTCCTGAAGAAGCATTGGAAGAATATCTTGTTCCTGGAAGAAAGTGACCCGGACTATATCAACCAAATACTAGACTACACAGAGAATGCAGAACATGATGATGCACCTGATAGCTGTGCAAGCCTAGTGCGGAAGATTAGGGGCAAGAATAGAATACTCATGTAACAACGTAGAAGGGGCATACAGCCCTTTTTATTTGCGTTATAGGGAAATATTCAGATGAAGCAATAAAGCCCTTAAATGGGGCAAATAGAAAGGTGGTTAAAATGCTAAAAATTGAGGAAATACAACAGTTTATCACAGAAGATTCGACATCAGAAAAGAAGATACTTGCAAGGAAAGGTCAAGACTACTATGAAGGGAATCATGACATCAAGAAATATAGGATGTTTTACTTCAATACAGATGGCGAATTGGTAGAAGATGAATACAGAGCAAACAGCCGGATATCACATCCATTCTTCACAGAGTTAGTGGACCAGGCTGTGCAGTATATGCTTTCGGGGCAGGATGGATTCATCCGGTCAGACATTCCTGAATTGCAGACTGAATTGGATGCTTACTTCAATGACAATGAGGATTTCACAGCAGAACTGACTGAAGTGCTGACAGGATGCCAGGCAAAGGGCTTTGATTTCATGTTTGCCTATAAGGATGCAGACAACAGAACAAGGTTCCAATGGGCAGATGCCATTGGTGTTGTTGAGGTTAGAGCAAAGGACACTGATGCCAATGCTGAACATGTGATTTATTGGTATGTTGACCGAATCGAGAAGGGGCAGAAGTTAATCAAACGCATCCAGGTGTGGGATTCGGAAAATGTTTATTACTATGTACAAGATGATGATGGACAGATCAAGAAAGATGAATCAGTGGACATCAATCCAAGACCGCATACATTGTATAAAAAAGAAGGGGATGATTCCAAGACTTACTATGAAGGCTTTGGGTTCATTCCTTTCTTCCGTTTAGACAACAACAAGAAACAGTTTAGTTCCTTGAAAACCATTAAGGACCTGATTGATGATTATGACCTTCATGCATCATCACTGACAAATAACTTGGTTGACTTTGACACACCTATTTATGTTGTGAAAGGTTTTGAGGGTGACAATTTAGACCAATTGCAATTGAATTTAAAGACCAAGAAGTTGATTGGCATGGAATCTACCGATTCAGGCGCAGGCTTGGACATTAAAACAGTAGATGTTCCATACCAGGCAAGACAGGTCAAGTTGGATTTGGATGAAAAGAACATTTACCGGTTCGGTATGGGATTGAATACAGCCGGACTTAAGGACACCAATGCAACAACGAATGTGGCAATCAAAGCTGCATATTCATTGCTTGACCTTAAGTGTTCCAAGTTGGAAATCAGACTGAAGCAGTTCCTAAGAAAGCTTATCAAGGTTGTTCTTCAGGAAATCAATCAGATGAACAAGACCGATTATCAGATGAAGGATGTCTATTTCAACTTTGAGCATGAAATCATGTCAAATGCACAGGAGAATGCACAGATTGAGTTGACACAGGCACAGCGCAAGCAGGCAGAAATCAACACACTTCTTGCCTTAGCAGCACATCTTGACAATGAAACATTGATGCAGCTTATCTGCGAACAGCTTGATTTGGACTATGACGATATCAAGGACAAGCTTCCTGATCCTGAAGAAGCTGAAACGGTTGTGACCGAAGCACAGGGTGCATTGGACAATATTCCTTTAGAGGATGAACAGTAAATGAAGAAGTATGAAAAAGAAGTGGTGCAATCAGAACTGAATAATGAAAAGGCAGTGCTGAAGAATCTGAAAAGAGCCTACCAGGAAGCCCTTTTTGAAGTTGATGATAAGATTGCACAGCTTCTTGGAAGGTCTGATGCAGATCAGCAACATGTCATCTACCAAGTGGAATATCAAAGGGCATTGAAGAAGCAAATCAATGGCATCCTGGATGCCCTTCACACCAAGGAATTTGAAACAATATCTGAATATCTGTCACAGACATATGACGAAGGATTCATTGGCACTCTTTACACCATGCAGGCGCAAGGGGTGCCATTAGCATTTCCTATCAATCAGGAATTGGTTGTGTCAGCGATTCAGCATGAAACAATGCTGACAAGTAGCCTGTACACTGAATTGGGACTGTCAATTCAGACATTGAAGAAGGAAATTGCATCAGAAATCAGCCGGGGCATGGTTAGTTCCCTACCCTATAAGGAAATAGCAAGGAATGTGGCAAATAGGTCCAACATTCCAATGAATAAGGCAATGACGATTGCAAGAACCGAAGGACACCGAATCAGGGAAACAGCAGCAGACCACACCAGGACAAGGGCAAGGCAAGCCGGTGCTGATGTGATTGACTTTTGGGATGCTGCACTTGATGGCAAGACAAGAACCACACACAGGATGCTTGATGGACAGCGCAGAAATAAGAAGGGATATTTTGAAGCCAATGGCAAAAAGGCAAGATATCCCGGTGACTTTGGTGACCCTGCGGAAGATGTCAATTGCAGGTGTAGGGTGAGATCAGAAGCAAGTTGGGCATTGGATGATAATGACACTAAGATGCTTGGCAATGTTTCCAAGATGTCTGATGAAGAAAAGCAGGAGATTGCAGACAAGCTTGGCATTCCTGTTGGGGATTTAGAGCAGTACAGTGGGCAGATAGTACCAATCAAAGCGAAGAACTATGATGACTTCAAGCAGCAATACAGCAAGCTTTGGAGATATGATGACAAGGGTCCAAAGCAATTGAAGATAGAGTTCCCGGAAGATGTGTACAAGGTCAAGGGATTCACACCATCTGTCAAAAAACAATTCGATACAGCCTTGAAAAAGTTGGAAGGTGAATATAATATACAATTGAACAGCATTGTTGTAGAACCGGCAGGCAAAAGTGATATATTTGTCACCGGATATCATGATGGTGTTGTTGATATGGTTGTAAATGAAAATGCTGACTTTGATAGAATCATTGCAAGAATGGAAGCAAGATATATGTCAGGGTATTTTGCAGGAAGGACCATGGAAGATTATGTGGCGCATGAAATGGCGCATGTAATGGTCTACCAGGACTGCAAAACTGATGCAGAATGCATTGCAAGGGGAAAACAACTTGATGCACTGCTTCCACACTTAAAAGGGATATCAAGGTATGCAGATAAAATGCAATCAGGTGATGAAGCTTTGGCTGAAGCATTCGTAAGGGTAAGAAATGGCGAAGAAGTTCAGCCGATTGTTAAGGTACTAGTAGATTTGTATTTTGGAAAGTGGAAAAAATGAGTTTAAGTTTGCCAAAGTGTGACTTTTGTCAACACTACCATGATGAAAGAACAGATAAAATGTGCTGTGATGCCTTCCCTGAAGGGATTCCTTTGGATGTAATGACACAAGATGAAGATGTCGAGTGTGCGGATGGCATCAAGTATGAAGAAAACTAAATATTAAGCAATTAAGCATCCTTAACAGGGTGCTTTTTTAGTGCAAAAAACAGATATTAAGGGCATTTATTGTGGGGCGCAATTGAAAATCAGCGCAGAAGCCACAGTGATGCCCTTTTAATATGCATTTTTTAAGAAAGAGAGGAAAAAAACATGGATATTTCACAGATGGGAACAGTTCTTGCAATTGTAGTCATTGCTTACCTGGTAGGACTTGCAGCCAAGATGATTCCGAAGGTGCCTGATAAGGCAATCCCGGTGATTGTTGGTGTGACAGGTGGAATCCTTGGTGTGATCGGCATGTATGTGATGCCTGACTTCCCTGCAAACAACATCATTGATGCAATTGCAGTTGGTATTGTGTCCGGCTTGGCATCTACCGGTGTGAATCAGGTTTATAAGCAGCTTACGAAGGAGTAACCAATGGAAAGAATAAAAGGAATTGATGTTTCCAAATGGCAGGGGAAGATTGATTGGAAGAAGGTTGCAGAATCCGGAATCAAATTTGTCTTTGTTCGTGTTGGAAACAGGGGGTTGACAAGCGGAAAGATTTCCGAGGACCCATATTGGAAGCAGAACATTGAAGGTGCTTTGGCAGTAGGGCTTGATGTGGGCGCATACATCTATTGCACTTCTATCAATGAGGTAGAAGCCACAGAAGAAGCCATTTTCATTTTGGAAAGAATTGCACCATACAAAATCACAATGCCTGTTGTATTCGATTATGAAGGCATCAGTAATCACAACAATCGCAATTATGGCATGAGTATGGCACAGATCACTGCACTATATCATGTGTTTGCTGAATTAGTCGAAAAAAGCGGATATTCAAGCCTTATGTATGGAAGCAAGGCTTACCTTCCGAAGAAGTTTGATTTGGCAAATACTGATGATTTGCTGTGGGTTGCAAGGTATGCCGGGAAAACTTCAGTCTTGGATGACGAAAAGTATTTCCCACATATCAGTGGATATGATGACAGAATTGCCATTTGGCAGTATGCAAACAATGGCACAGTGCCAGGCATCAATGCAAAGGTTGACCTGAACTACATGTATATTGATGTTCGCAAGGAAAAACCAAAACAGGAAGAAGAAAGGGAGCAGGAAGAAATGAATATCACCCAGGAAGTAAAGGCATATTCAAAGGCGAAGGATGGCACCAAGAAACTGTCAGCGAATTTCAAGGTGAAGGAGTTTGCCTGCAATGATGGAAGTGACCCAATCTTCATTGCACCGGCATTGGTTGAGATTTTGCAGAAAATCAGAAGCCATTTTGGAAAAGCAGTCAACATCAACAGTGCATATCGCACACCGACTTACAACAAGAAGGTGGGCGGTGCTACTTATTCACAGCATCTATATGGAAAGGCTGCGGACATTCGCATCACCGGTGTGAAGCCAAAGGATGTGGCAGCATATGTTGAAACGCTGATGCCCAATAGTGGTGGCATTGGCATCTATTCCAATTTCACGCATGTGGACATAAGGGAAACCAAATCCCGGTGGAATGGATAAAACTGAATATTGATTTTAAGGCATCCATATTGGGTGCCTTTTATTATGCCCAAAGCCTGATGGCATTTAAAAGCTTGGCAATATGTCCTGATGATGACATTTAAAAGCATCATTGCAGTGGTGACACCACATATAAAAACAGCGCAAGGAAAGGAAATGGATATGGAATTTTTAAAAGAGTTATTAGGCGAAGAACTTTTCGCACAGGTTGAAGCAAGAATCAATGAACACAATGGCAACGAAGCAAACAAGGATAATCAGATCAGAATCGGAAACCTTGGAACAGGTGAATATGTGGGCAAAGGCAAATATGATGCCTTGCAGGAATTGGTGAAGGGCAAGGAAACAGAATTGGCATCTGCGAATGAATTGATTGCGGAGTTGAAGAAGGCAACGAAGGGCAATGAAGAACTTCAGGGCAAGTTCACCGAATACGAACAGGAGAATGCAAGACTTCAGGCAGAGTTGCAGCAGACCAAGATCAATGCAGCAATCAAGGTTGGGCTTTTAGCTGATGGTGCTTTGGATGTTGACTATCTGACATTCAAGCTTCAGGAAAAGCTTCGTGAGAAGGGGCAGACCTTAGAACTTGATGAAAATGAAAATATCAAAGGATGGGATGACTTGTCAGCCGGTCTGAAGGTTCAGTTCCCTACACAGTACAAAACCAAATCAGAAGGTGGAATGCGTGTGTTAGGTGACAACAGACTTCCGGAAGGCGAAGGCAACAAGGGACTGTCCAAAAGCGAATTATTGAAAATGCCATATGCGGAAAGGGCGAGAATCGCAGAAGAAAACCCGGAAGCATATCAGGCAGCAATGAAATCCTAAAAAAGAAAGGTTAAAAGGTGATTAAAATGGCAGTAACAAAATTAAGTAACATTATCAATCCGCAGGTTATGGGGGACATGATCGAAGCGAAAATTAATGCATTGGCAAAATTAACACCATATGCAAAAGTAGACACTACCCTTCAGGGTGTTCCGGGTGACACCAAGACTGTTCCTTCATGGAATTACATTGGTGATGCAGATGACTTTGACCCGGAATCCGGTGAAGAAATGGAAACAACCAATCTCACCGCATCAAGCACAACCTTCACGATTAAGTGTGCAGGTAAGTCAGTTGGTATTTATCAGACCGCAATCAATTCAGGTCTTGGCAATCCTATTGGACAGGCTGAAACACAGCTTGCAAAATCTATTGTTGGTAAGGTTGACAATGATGTCTTAGATGCAGCATATACCTGTGCAAACATCTATTCTGCATCAACACTTGCAGCCATTGGATATGCAGGTATTGTTGATGCCAATGCTAAATTCGAGGATGAAGAAGATGGTATCGAGAAGGTGATGTTCATTCACCCTGCACAGGAAGCGACAATTCTCAAAGACCCTGATTTCTTATCCGCAGATAAGTTTGAAGCAGGTGTTGCAGTTCGTGGTTCAATCGGTAAGGTTGCCGGATGTTGGATTAAGAAATCCAAGAAGGTTAAGCATATCGAATATGAGAAGGCTGCGGAAGGCACCATCACCATTGTTGCAAATGATGGAACTGAATCCACCACTGCAAAGAAGCTTTCAACAGTTCAGCCATTATGTGCTGCTGTTTTGAAGGTGGGTGACAAGGTGAATGCTGTTGCAACAGCTTCACAGTATTACTTATGCCCTATCATTAAGATGGAGCCGGATTCACCTGAAACGGAGTACACCGAGGATGAACTTCCTGCAATCACCATCTTCTTGAAGAAGGATACACAGGTAGATCATGAGTGGTTCCCTAAGAAGCAGAAGCATGATGTTACTGCTGCAAAATATTATGGTGTAGCACTCACCAATGCTGCAAAGGTTGTGCTTGCTAAGTTCAAGAAATAATGAAAGGGGGATTTCCCTATGATTATTTCAGCAATCGAAGCTAGACAGCATATCGAAACTTCACTGACAGATGAAGCCCTTGAAGCAAAACTTCAGGGGCTTGAACTGTTAATCAGAAAACACACCAACAACAACTTCCAAAAGGTTAATTTCAGGGCTGTGTGTCCTGTGGAATCACAGAAGTTATCCACCGATTATGGCATGTTCCGGGTAGGTGACACAGTGATGATATCTCAATCCTTCTACAATGATGACTTATATCAGGTCATGGAGATAGAAGGGAACTATATCACACTTGATAAACCACTTGCAGACGAGCCAAGGGTGGTGGTGACTAAAGTGGAATATCCTTTGGATGTGAAGATGGGTGTCATCAATATGCTGAAGTGGGACCTTGAAAACAGGGACAAGGTAGGAATACAGTCTGAAACGATTTCAAGGCATTCTGTGACCTATTTCAATATGGATGGGGATAATTCCACCATGGGCTTCCCAAGGTCCTTGTTGGGCTTTTTACAGCCTTATAAGAAGGCAAGGTTCTAAGGGGGTGGCATCATGATTGGTGGAAACACAGAAGCATTGATTCAGGTTTGTGATGGTACCACAACCAATGACATTGGCGAACAGGTCCAGGCATGGACAGATGTGCAGAGTGTGAAGGGATGGCTTGATTATCAGTCAGGTGATTCCAAATACAATGTGTATTCAGCCAAGATTCAGGAATCCACTCACTTGTTCCTTTGCGATTATGTGCCTTTGGATGCTTCTATTTCGGCTGAAAACAGCCGATTGATTGTGAATGGTGAAAGATATGATGTGGTGCTGATTGATGACCCTATGGGGCTACACAAGCACCTAGAAATCTATCTGAAGTTCACAGGGGGGCAGTAACATGGTGAAGTTTGAAGATAACAGCATAAAAGTCAAGGCTGAACTTGATGATGCCTGCATTGCTTTCTTGCATGAAGCAGGGTTGACAATGCAAAGGCAGGCTGCAAATAACACCAGGGTGGCATCAGGTGATACAGCCGGGGCATGGGACTATGCAGTCGATAGAGGTCAACTTGAAGTGACAATAGGCAATCCAATGCAGAATGCCATTTGGGAAGAATTTGGAACCGGTGAATATGCACTGAAGGGCAATGGCAGAAAAGGTTGGTGGGTATATGTCAAGGACAGTGGCACATCAACAACAAGCAGTTCGCAGAACCAATACACCTTGGAAGAAGCCAAGGCTGTTGCTGCTTACCTTAGAAGCCAAGGCTTAGATGCGTATTACACAAACGGTAAAAAGCCTTCCAGGGCATTGCATAATGCCTTTATTGCCAAGAAGGATGCCATCATCCGGCAAGCCCAAAAGGTGCTGAAAGCGAGGTTTAAATAAGTGAGTAATGAAGCATTGAAAATCATTTCTGATGCTATGAAATCCCTGAAAATCAACTATGCCTTCATGGAATGGAAGGGTAAAGTGACATATCCCTATTTTGTAGGGGAGTACACCGAGAATCCACCAACCAATGAAGATGGAATGCAGGAAACAACATTCCTTATCACAGGCTTTTCAAGGGAATCATGGGAAGCATTGGAGAATACAAAAGAGAAAATCAAATCCTACTTTGACAAAGTGGGTGGGAAAACAGTCATGGCTGACAATGGTTCGGCAGTGGCTGTTTTTTATTTGAATAGTTTAGTGGTCCCCACCGGGGATTCAGAACTAAAGAAGATACAGATCAACTTATCTATTAAAGAATGGAGTGTGAACTAATATGGCATATGAAGAATTAAAGTCAAGCGGCATCACCGCAAATACACCGCAGAACATCATGCTTGGTGCAGGAACCATCCACAAGGGATTCACCCTGACTGATGGCAAGTGGAACTTTGAAGAATCCTTGATTGGTGCAACATCAGGTGGTTCTAAGTTCAGCATTGTTCCTGAATTTATGGATATTGAAGTGGATGGTGCATTAGTAAAGGTAAAGGGACTTCAGCAGAAGGTTGGCGAAACAGCAACCATGGAAGTGAACTTCGTTGAAATGACACCTGAACTTCTTAAGATGTGTGTTGTTGGTGACACCGCAGCTTCCACAGATTTTGAAGGTTACAATGAAATCACTTCAAGGGCTAGAATCCAGGAAAGTGATTACATTCAGAACCTTGCATATGTGGGCAAGAAAACGGATGGCACACCAATCATCATCATCTTCGACCAGGCAATTTGTACTTCCGGATTGGAAGTGGAAGGTAAGAACAAGGAAGCAGGTGTGTTTGCAGGCACTTTTGAGTGTGTGGCAGACCTTTCACCGGAAGCTGACACCTTACCTTGGCGCATCTTATATCCGACACCGACTGTGTAAAGGGGGATAAATCATGAGAGTGAAAGTTATTGTTCCTTTTAAGGATAGCAAGGCAAACAATAAGCTGCGCAAGCCCAATGAAGAATTTGACTGCACTGCGGAGAGATTCGCAGAAATCAAGAAGGCAGGCAATTTTGTTGTGGTGGTAGATCAGGAAGCGAAAGCTGAAAAGCAGTAAAAAGAAGGAGATTGAACAATGGAAAATACAGAAAAATCATATGAACTTAGACCACTTGTGGCATCTGATATGGGTGCCATTTGCAAAATCATTTCAGCAATTGGATTCCGTCAATTCAAGGATTGTTTCAAGGCAGAGGATTTGAAGGAAACCAAGAATGTTGAGCAGGTAGGAATTGCGGTGGTGTTTGATGTCGCAGGCATCATTATTTCCAATTTCTCCAGGGCTGAAGCTGAAATCCAATCCTTCCTTGCAAGCCTTACCGGTATGAAGGTTGCGGAGATTCAGAAGCTTTCCATTGCTGACTATGGCGAAATGATTATGGATGTAGTCATGAAAGAGGATTTCAGGGATTTTTTCAAACGTGTCATGAAATTGTTCAATCAGTAGGATATATCAAATTTATGGACTTGCTTGCCCAAAGGTACGCAAGTCCTTTTTTGATATTAGATGAATTTATCAGGTTAGGACAACTTCATGAGTTCACAATTGAAATTATGAAGAAAATTGCTGATGAAAAGGTGCATGATTCCCGGTGGCAATATTACCTTCACAAAGTGGATGGCATGTCTTTTGAAGATTATGTCAGAAGGTGCGAACAGCCACAGGATGGTGATGAATACATGTCACATGAGGAAATCGGCAATGTTATCAGCGAATCAAAGAAAATGGTGGAAGGTTTTATCCCTTCATAGGTGAGCATATGGAACTGTTTAGGCTATTGGGTACGATTGCCCTTGACAGTACAAATGCTAAAGCAGAAATCGACAAGTACATCCAAAAAGCAAAGGAAAGCGAAGCGGAAACTTCAGATGCCTTTGCAAAGATTGGTGGTGCAGCAAAGAAGATCGCAACAGGGATTGGTGTTGCAGGTGCTACCATTGGTGGTGCATTTGTCGCTGCTGTTGAAGGTACAAGAGAATACAGGCAACAGATGGGATTGTTGGATTCTGCTTATCAGACAGCAGGACACAGTTCCGAAGAAGCCAAAAACACATATTCAGCTTTGAATGCAGTATTGGGTGACACTGAACAAGCTGTGGAAGCATCACAGCATCTTGCCCTTCTTGCGGATGATGAAAAGGAACTAAGTACCTGGACAGACATCTGCACAGGAGTGTATGCGACTTTTGGCGCATCCCTTCCGATTGAAGGATTGGCAGAAGCTGCGAATGAAACAGCCAAGGTTGGTGAAGTGACCGGACCATTGGCAGATGCCTTGAATTGGGCAGGTATAAGCGAAGATGCCTTCAATGAGAAGTTGCAAGCTTGCACCGGTGAACAAGAAAGGCAGAAGCTTATCATGGACACCCTGAATAAGACATACAAGGATGCATCTACACAATACCAGGAAACCAATGCGGATATCATGGCATCAAGGCAAGCGCAGGAAAGGCTGTCAGATGCAATGGCAAGGGTGGGCGAGATTGGCGAACCGGTCATGACTGCCATCAGAAATGCCATTGCTTCATTAGCGGAAAAGGCAATCCCGGTGCTTGAAAGCATGGTGACATGGTTCAAGGATGCCATTACATGGATAAGGCAGAATGAAGAAACTGTGCAAGCATGGGTTGGTGTGATTATAGGCGCAACAACAGCCATTGGTGCATTCATTTTGATTATTTCCTGGGGGAAAATCATGACAGCAGCAGCCAATGCAATCAAGGTGGTTAGATTGGCAATGCTTGCCTTCAATGCAACCTTGCTTGCAAATCCAATAGGATTGGTTGTGGCAGCACTTGCAGGGCTTGTGGCTGCATTCGTGTATCTGTGGAACAATTGCGAAAGCTTCAGGAAGTTTTGGATTGATCTGTGGAAGGTCATAAAAAAATATGCTTCCGAAGCATGGAAGGCAATTGTGAAGTATTTCCAAGATGCATGGAAGTCAATCAAGAAAACATGGTCTGCGGTGAAAGGGTACTTCCAGGGAATATGGAAGGGCATCAAAAATGTTTTTTCATCAGTCGGTTCATGGTTTTCTTCCAAGTTTAAATCTGCATTGAATGGTGTGAAATCTGCATGGAATGGGGCGAAGTCCTTCTTCAGTGGGATTTGGTCGAACATTCGGAACACCTTTGCTTCTGTAAATTCATGGTTCCGCAGTAAATTCCAAAGCGCATGGACATCCATCAAGAATGTCTTTTCAGGATGGGGTTCCTTCTTTTCCGGCTTGTGGTCCAAGGTGAAAAGCAAGTTCGGTTCAATCGGTTCTTCTATTGGAACTGCAATGGGAAATGCAGTGAAGAATGGCATGAATGGTGCTTTGTCGAAAGTCGAAAGTGCGATCAACAAAGGAATTGGATTGATAAACAGTGCAATCCGACTTGCAAACAAGCTTCCGGGAATCAATGTTGGCACAGTTGGGAAGATTTCGCTTCCAAGACTTGCAAAGGGTGCTGTTCTTGAACAGGGGCAGGTTGGTATTCTTGAAGGTTCAGGCGCAGAAGCGGTTGTGCCTTTGGAAAACAACAAGAAGTGGTTGTCAAGACTTGCTGAAGATTTGGATGAAATCCAAGGGACCAAGGCAAGCCCATCAAATGCGGATGTTCTTGCAAGGCTGAATAGAATCATTGATTTGTTGGAACAGCAATGTGAAATGAAAATCTGCCTGGACAGTGGGGCATTGGTTGGTGAAATAACACCTGCAATTGATTCCATGTTAGGCAGGAAATACAGTTATTTGAACAGGGGGCGCACATAGCAGTGTGCCTTTTTTAAATGAACGAAAGAAGGGGGTGAAGCCCTTATGACTGAACTATTTAAGCTAATTGGTACCATTGCGCTGAACAACAGTGGTGCCATTAGTGCTATGGATGAAACCACAAGCAAGGGACAATCAATGCAGACGAAGCTTTCAAGTGCATTCAGCAAAATTGGAAGTGCTGCTGTTGCTGCCGGGAAGGTGATTGCATCCGGTCTTGCGGTTGGTGGCACAGCAATGGTGGCTATATCCAAGAAGGCACTTGATTCATATGCAGAATATGAACAGCTTGTTGGTGGTGTTGAAACATTATTCAAGGATAGCGCAGGCAAGGTTCAACAGTATGCTTCCCAGGCATTCCAAACAGCCGGACTGTCTGCGAATGAATACATGTCAACAGTGACAAGCTTTTCCGCATCCCTTTTGCAAAGCTTGGCAAGCGACACTTCAGCTTCCGGTGAAATGGCTGTGGAAGCGACTATGGAAGCCCTTGACAAGCAGTATGAAGCGGTTCAAGAAGCCAATGACAAAAAGGTTGACCTTTTGGAAGAATCCCATGAAGCGGAGATTGAAGCCTTTGAAGAACTGACCGAACAGAAGATTGCCCTTATCAATGAGCAGTACAGGGAAAACCTGAAGCTGATTGATGAAGAAAAGTATGAAAAAATCAAGGCAATCGAAGCGCAGATTGATGCACTGAACAGTCAGACTGAAGCGGAAAGGGAAGCAATTCAGAAGCGAGAGCAGGAACAGAAGAAGGCATCTTTGGAAGAAAAGGTTGCTAATGCTAAGACTGCGGAAGCTAAATTGGAAGCCGAACAGGATTTGGCAGACTATCTTGCTGACTTAGAGCAGAAGGAAAGAGAGAAGCAGAGAAAGGCGCAGATCGAAGAACTGAAAGCCCAAAAGGAAGCTGTTGAAGAAGAAGCGGATGCCAAGAAGGAAATCGTCAAGGCGCAGTATGAAGCCGAAATTGAGTTGGTGCAGAAGGAAAGCCAGGCGCAATTGAAGGTGATTAAGAAGGCGCAGGCAGAAGAACTTGAAGCCTTGAAGAAGGCAAATAAGGCAAAGCTTGAAGAAACTGCGAAGTACATTGAAAAGCAGAAGGCAATGTTGGAATCATCATCTTCTGCGGTGTATACCACCGAAGTCTATGAACAGGCTGCGGAAGTGGCAAACCGGGCTGTCATTGATATGTCTGACAATGCAAACAAAATGGGAACAAGCATGGAGATGATTCAAAATGCATACCAGGGATTTGCAAAGCAGAACTACACAATGCTCGACAACTTGAAGCTTGGCTATGGTGGAACCAAGGAAGAAATGGAAAGGCTGATAAGCGACACAGCGAAGATGACCGACCTTCAGAAAGAGTTGGGAATCACAGTGGATGATGGCAGTCTTTCATTTGCCAATATCGTCAATGCAATTCATCTTATGCAACACAGCATGGGCATTGCCGGTGCAACACAAGATGAAGCTTTTGGAACCATAGAAGGTTCCATGAAATCAGTGGGGGCTGCTTGGAAAAATCTGTTGACAGGATTCGGTGATGAAAATGCCAATCTTGATGAACTTATCACGCAGTTCACTGACAGTGCGGTGACTGCCTTGGGCAATGCGATTCCAAGGCTTGGAACCATATTGAACGGAATGGCAAGCACAATCACAACCATGATGCCAATAATCATGGCGAATCTTCCGGGAATGCTTGAAGAATTGCTTCCTTCCATCATAGAAGGGGCAACAACACTTTTCAGTGGGCTTGTGTCAGTATTGCCTACCTTATTACAGATTATAATCGACCAGGTGCCATTCATTCTGTCCGAGATTGGGCAAGCATTAAGTGATGCATTCCCGGTCTTGGTCGAAACAGTGAAAGGGCTGTTTGGACAGCTTCTTGAACTTGTCGGATTTGATTCAGATTCTGCTTCAGGAATTGTTGAAGGTCTGTTTGGCGCATTTGAAAAAGTGCTTCCATCAATAATGGGATTTATGCAGAAACTGATTCCGATTGTGCAGAACTTGTTCGCAATACTGCTTCCACCTATGGTGCAGATTGTGGAAAAGGTGCTTCCATTAGTTGTGCAGCTTCTTGGTCCAATCATGTCATTGATTGAACCTATTGCATCAGCTATTCAGCCAATCATTGATTGCCTGATGGCATTGATTGAACCATTGTTGGAAATCCTGGAAATCATTCTTCCACCATTGATGGTGGTGCTTGATGGACTATGCACATGGTTGGGTGAATACCTGTGCAATGCAATCACATATGTGGCTAATCTTGCAAAGAATGTGCTTGGCGGTGCGCTGAACAACATTAAAATTGCCCTTGAAAATGGGAAGAAGTTGTTCAGTTTATTCATTGATTTCTTCAAGAATGTATTCACGGGCAATTGGGAAGGCGCATGGAAGAATATCTGCGACATATTCACAACACTATGGGACAATGTGGTTTCTGTATTTAAGAACACAGTCAATTCAATCCTTGGTGCAGTTGAAACCATGATAAATGGTGCAATTGGAAGTTTGAATGCATTCCTGTCCGGGCTGAACAAGATTGTTGAAACTGTGGGTGATGTGGTTGGTCTTGATTGGAAGATTCCAACGATCAGCGAAGTGACACTTCCAAGGCTTGAAAAAGGTGGTGTCCTTGAAAAAGGACAGGTCGGAATCCTTGAAGGAAATGGTGCTGAAGCTGTTGTGCCATTAGAGAACAATCGCAAATGGATTGCAAGCCTGGCAGATGATATGCAGGCACAGGGCATTGGTGGTGGCAATGAAGCGGTGGCATTATTGAAAGAGATTTTGCAATTGCTTAGAAGCCTTTCTGATGACATGCCGGAAGCACTTGTTGATGCAATTGCAAGCGGTCTGAAGTTTGATTTGGACAAGCGAGAATTTGCAAGATTGGTTCATGAGGTGGGATGATATGCTTGAAAGAATACTTTATAGAAACCACATGAATGAAACCATCCAATTAGGTGAAGGTGGATTTTATGTGAATGAAAATGATTTGCGCAATTTCACATGGGCGATCACAAAGAAGAATGATAGAATATCAGCATTTAGCAGGGGTGTGGCTTCCAGGTCCATCCCTGTTGTCATTGTAGGACCAAATCGGAATGCATTGGCTGATAGGCTGTTTGAAATCTGCGAAAAGGATGTCCTTACAAAGCAGCATGGGGAATTGCACATTGGTGAATATTATATGCGCTGTTTTGTGACAGCAAGCAAGAAGAAAAGCTATTTGCAGACTGCAAATGTGCTGAACATGACACTGACAATCACATCAGATTATCCCTATTGGGTAAGGGAAACCATCACCACATTCAACTATGGTGCAGGGGCGCAAGGCACAAACCTTGACTTCAACAATGATTTCCCTTATGACTACACATCCAATCTGTTAAGTCAGAAGCTGAACAACACAGATTTTGTTCCTTCTAACTTCAGGATGAATGTCTATGGTCCATGTGAAAATCCATGTGTCACAGTGAGTGGGCATGATTATGAAGTGGCAGTGACATTGCTTGCGAATGAATACCTGACAATTGATTCGGTTGATAAGACCATCATTCTGACACATACAGATGGACAGAAGGAAAACTGCTTCAATCTAAGGAACCGGGATTCCTATATCTTTGAAAAGATGCCGGTGGGCATCAATAATGTGTCAAACAATGGGGATTTCAAATTCGACATCACCCTTTTGGAAGAAAGGAGTGAACCAAGATGGATTTGATTTACATGAATGATGCCATGGAAGATGTGGGTGTGGTTAAGGACTACACCTTTGACCTGGCATTTGGTTCCGGTGAAAATGACTTTGAATGCAAGGTTGCGATTGATAACCATTGTTGCCGGGCAGGGGGGTTCCTCTACTATGAAGGCACAGAATATGGTGGCAGAATCGAAACAATCAAGGTGGACACAGACAAGAAGGAAATCACCTACAAGGGAAGAACATGGCATGGCATCCTGGATTCCAAGGTGATTGAACCGGATGCAGGTGTTGACTATCTTGTTTTGGATGGTGAAGCCAATGAAATGCTTGCATTCTTAGTGGCTAGAATGGGGCTAGAAGCTTTATTTAAGGCATCCGAAGAAGTCAGTGGCATAAACATATCAAACTATAAAATGAATCGTTATATAGGGGGATATGAAGGCATCAAGAAGATGCTGAAAAGCGCAGGCGCAAAATTGAATATTGCATTCAGCAAGGGCTTTGTGGTTTTATCTGCAAAGCCTATTGTTGACTATTCCCAGGATGAACAGTTTGACACAGATCAGATTGATTTTGTGATTGAAAAGCACTACAAGCCTATCAATCATGTGATTTGCCTTGGTAGTGGTGAATTGGCAGAACGTGAAGTCATCCATGTGTATGCAGATGCTGAAGGAAACATCAGCGCAGAGCAGACCATCACAGGGCTTGATGAAGTGACAGCCATTTATGACAATTCCAATGCAGAATCATCTGAAGAACTGATGCAGGGTGGCATTGACATCATCCAAGAATCTTGGGAATCAGACAAGGTTGATTTTGACTTCGATTCCAATGATAAAACCTATGATGTGGGGGATATTGTTGGGGCAAAAGAGAAAATCACCGGGATTGTGGCAGCATCCACAATCACCAAGAAGATTGTAAAAATCAAGAACTATGCAACAACAATATCATACAAGGTGGGTGAATAATTTATGGTACATTTGATAACAGGTTATGCAGGGGAAGAACACATTCAGTCAGCAGACCAGGGTTCTTTCAATGCATCATTTTTTGGAACAGGTCAATATGTAATGGAAGCAGGAAATCAGATGGAAGCTTCTATCACATCCAACAACAATGTCAGAATCTTAGATGGTGACATCTTGATGATGGGCAGACACATCCGCATTCCATCCAACACCTATGAGGATGTAAACATCACCACAGGAACAGCCGGTGTGAATAGAAATGACTTGATTGTCATGGAATATTCCAAGGATGCAGGAACAGGTGTTGAAACAGCGCAGTTGAAGGTGATTGTTGGAACTGAAACGGAAGGCACAGCAACAGACCCTGCTTACACTTCAGGGGATATCCTTGCAGGGGACACACTGAATCAGATGCCTTTGTATTCGGTAAGAATTGAAGGTGTTGTGCTTGCAGATGTGGTTCCTTTGTTTGAAACCATCCCAACATATCAGGCATTGGCAGAAAGATATGCAGCAGAGTTCAGAAAGGCTTGCCAAACACATCTTGAATCCCTGAACATCCTTGACACCATGGAAGAAGTGTCTGCGAACACACAGGCAAATCAACTTGCAGGCGCATTGGCTGTGAAGGAATTGGCAGTGCAGACTGAAGAAGTTGTTGCACAGGTCAGCGAAAACTTGAATGTGCGTTACAATGAAGAAACCGACATGGTACAAATCTATTTTGGTGGTGTTTGGACTGATTGGAAAAGTGCCAATTTACAAGCTGCTGTACTTTTTGATGGCGAATATCAAAACAATTTTAGCATGACACCATATAGTTATGGTTGCGCTAATATTTATTCGGTAGCTTCAAGCAATTATGATTATGCTAAACTTAAAACACCTAATGCACAAATAACCGATAATATTCTATGTTGTAGTATGAGCAACACCACAAG